CGGCGCCGGCGACACCTCCAAGATGAAGGGCATCCACACCTCCCTGCGCCTAGATGCAGGACGCGGCGGCCTGAAGCCCTCGGCCCGGAAGTCCAAGGAACCCTTTGCCATCGTGGAGAAGGAGTCCGACCTCAAGCGATACGTCCGCGAGAAGCAGAAACAGGTCGGCTTCCTCAAGTCCGCCTATTACCACGCCGCCACTAGGATCAGGTCCAAGGAGAGTTTTCCCGCCTGGGCGCGTATCTCCGCCGCCTCCGTCAACGCCATCGCCATCGACGAGGCCGGCAAGCCCATGATGCCCGAAATCACCGTCGGCAACACCATCGGGAACAAGCTGAACAACGAGTCCAACCTCCGCATGGCCCTGAACCACCGCGCTTACGCGATGCGGGTCCGCATGGCTGCGGAGCTCAAGAAGCAGGGCCTGACCCTCTGGGAGGCCACCGCCAAGGGCATGATTGGCGGCACCCGCACCGGCTTCCATTAACCCCCTTATGCCTACCCCCCTCGCCATCCGATCCATCGCCGAGCAGTCGCTCGTCGCCCGGTTCGCCCAATTCGCCGCCGACCTCCCCGGCGTCCAGCTCCACGCGGGCCAGACCGACGAAGTCCGCTCCGTCCCCATCATCATCTTCCATGCCGAGTCCGCCCGGCCCGCCGCCGACCTCGGTGGCTACCCCTTGGGCAATTTCGAGCTGACCGTGAAGATTTACGTCTATTCCAGCGCCGACGATTCGACCCTTGCGGAGCATCGGCAGCGGGTGGAAGCGGTCCAAGCCATCATGCAGGACCTCCCCGGCCTCAAGGCCGCTTGGACGCAGGGCAAACTGTATCACGGGTGGTTCTCCTCGGACGAGGAGGGCGTCGCCGACCGCCGCTGGGGCAACCTCATCTCCTACACCCTCTTCGCCGTCTATCCCACGGCTTCTTGACTGCCGCGTCACCTCATAACCAAGCGTCATGGCTCTCCCTCAAACCTTCGGAACGGACCACACCTACGGACTCCTGGACATCACCCAGGACTTCATCACGATCCAGAGCGACGGCATCGACGACTCCTGCGGGGTGGACGTGAAGGTCCTCGACGCGCTGGGCCGCGTTTGCACCGTCCGCAAGGACGACCTCCACAATGCCCTGACCTTCATGGGCATCCTCAAGCCCGGTGGCACCAAGCCTCAGGCCGGTCACTCCGTGACCTTCGACAGCGTCAAATACATCGTGGACACTATTTCCAACACCGGCGAAAACACCGGTTTCCGGAAATACACCGTCAAGGCGACCAAGTATCAGCAGGTCGTTATCGCCTAACCTCCAACGGACCTTCCCAACGTGGAAAACCGTTGGATCAAGGTGGCGACGATGCTCCCGCCGACCATCGAGGTCTGCGGGACTCGTCTTTTCCCCTTCTGCCTCCGCCACCGCGTAGCCCTGTCGGCTATCGGCTCCCCGGCCCTCGCCCGCGACAAGGAGATGACCGGGGCGGACTTGGTCGCCGCCGTCCGCATCCTGTCCTCGCGAACCATCGAGGACATCCGCCGCCCCTCGTCCTGGAAGGAGGCTTGGTGGGCCGCCAAACTGCGCCGCAACCAGAAGGCCCTCGTCGAGGAGGCTTCCAAGCTGATGATCTATTTCGAGGCCCAATCCCTTTGGCCCCGATTCTGGGAGAAGTCCGCCAAGCCTTCCCAATCGACCGGCACGCCTTGGGAATTGGTCGTGGTCGCCTCCCTCATCCGCAACGGCTGCACGACCGAGGAGGCTTGGACGATGCCCGAGGCCGAGGCCATCTGGCTGCACATCGCCCACGTCCAGGCGAACGGCTCCGACGTCACGGTCATCTCCGACGAGGAATGGGATGCCATGCAACGCTACCTCGCCGAGGAGCGCATCCGCAAGGCCGCCGCCGCGTCTACCGAAACCCCCAACCCTAGGGCCAACTAATCTATGGCTGATGACGTCAAAGTGAAATTCGGCGGGGACTTCTCCGACCTCTCAAAGGGAGCCTCCGATGCCGCCACGAAGGCCGGGACGGCGATGCAGGGCTGGGTGTCCGACTTCGCCAAATCCCTCAAGTCGTCCATCGCATCGGCCTTCTCGCTCCAGAACATCGTCGGAACCCTCTACACCAAGGGCCGCGAGCAACTGCGCGAGATGGCGGAATTGGACGTCCTTTCAAAGTCCCTAGGCATTTCCTCCACCGAGCTCCAGCAATTCGCCGAGATGGGTAGGCTCGCCGGCCTGTCTCAGGATCAGATGGGCAAGGCAGTCCAGAACGCCAACCGCCTCATCGCCCAAGCCGCCGTCGGAAACAAGGGTTCACAGGAGGCTCTCCGCCAGATGGGCTTTACCCAGAAGGAAGTCACCTCGGGGCAAATCAAGGCCCTGGACATCGTCTACAAGCTCGGGGAAGGCTTCAAGAAGAACGGCAACGAGGTAATCACCGCCGCCAAGGCGACCGCCGCCTTCGGAGAAGCCGGCAACAGCATGGTGGACATCCTCAGGCAGGGCAACGAGGCCATCCGCGAGCGCATCCGCCTGATGTCCATCTACTCCGAGGAATCCGTCAGGGCGGGCCGCCGGGCGAACGACGCCATCGAACGCGGGGAGAAAATCTTCTATCGCGAGACCACCGGAGCGGCCTTCGGAACGCTTGGAGGGGTCGCCAAGACCGCCGAGATGCGCTCCCTCATCTCCGCCACCAAGGAACAGATTGGCATCGGCAGCGGAGGGGCCGAAGTCCAGAACGTCAATCCTTTGGCCTCAGAGCTTCAGGACCTAAGCCATAAGCAGATGCAGGACTTCATGAACGCCCTCCTGAAGAACGCCGCCATGAAGGGCATCACCGCCCAAGACGTCGCCGACTTCTTCAAGAGCAAATCCCAGAGCCAGATTGGCGAGCAGTCCAGGATGCTTTCCGGGCGAATCGCCTCCTATGCCCAGCTTGCGGCGGTCGAGGAGGAAAACCTCAAGAAGAAGCAACTCGGCGAATCCCGATTCCTTTCGTCCGCCACCCCCGTCCTTGCGGCCTCCTCCCTCCAGCAGATCGGCGGTGGCGACGTCTCCTCCGTCATGTCTGGCCTCTATTCCTCGGGCATCGAGGACAACACGCGCCGAACCGCCGAGGCCACGGAGAAACTTGCCAACAAGGACGCCGGCCCGATGAAGCCGCTCCCGCCCGCCAACCTAGCCAAATAAATGAGCCTCCCCCAATACTACGGCGAGAACCTCGCTTCCCCTGGCGTCCGTCAACCCAGCGGCCTCCTGCATTTCGACGCCTACGGCTTGGTCCAAGCGCAACTGTCCTTCGCCATCGACTCCGACCCCCTCAACGTCGCCGATGCGCTGGAATACTACTCCGGGGGCGTCGACCACCCCGATGACCTTGGCTTCACCCTGAAATCCTACAAGGGCACCATCACGGCTCAGGTCGGCAACTACTCCATCATCGCCGTCGACTACATGGGCATCAACCGGGCCAACGGCTACACCGACGCCCAGATCACCGGCCCCGCCAACACGACCGCCCAGCCCACCGAGACCCACCCGAATTTCACCAAGATTACGGACGACACCATTTCCGAGAACATCCTCGCCGGCACGCCCGACAACCCCAGGAACAACGCCATCTTCGCCTTGGCTCCGCCCCAGCCCAACGGCGTGCCCCAATTCACCTTCGCCGGCTTCGGCGTCTCGAATAGCCCCACCGCCGCCCCGAACAAGAAGGCGGGCATCCGTCAATTCCTTCGCCCGATGGTCTGCGTGCGCGGTCAAATCTTCTTCGACTCCGCAAACGGCTTCCGCTCGGCGGCGATGGTCCAGGGCGTTGGTCGCACCCTCAACGGCACCGGCGACCTGTTCACCCTCATCACCCCCAACGACGCCATCGGCGCCCTTTCGCCCGAAATCTGCCTCCTGACCAACGCGGTCCCCGAACCCATCGGCAAGCCCGACAACTACTGCGCCATCAAGGTGACTTACGACATCATGATCGGCGGGCAAATCGGCTGGGACACCGACATCTACGGCAAGATGGAGGACCCCATCTTCTGACATGGATGACGTCGGCTTCTCCGGCGGCGGCTCGCGTTTCAACACTCGTTTCGAGGCTGGGTCGCCCATCTATGCCTCGCAGCTGAACGCCCTCTCTGGGGCCGTCCAGGTCGCCCTGCCGATGCCCTCCCTAGGGGACGCGGCCTCCGTATCCTTCACCCCTGGCGGCTCCCTGATTGGGGCGGTCAGGACGGACGGAGACAATACCCCCCAAGGCTTCAAGGTGGTCGTCGGCAAGAACGAGGGGGTCTGGAACGTCCAAGTCGCCAAGGGGGTCTGCATGGGCCGCGCCGGCGGATCGTCCTACTATTCCTTCACGACCGACGGATTTGTCCAATGGGAGGTGAAGGGGTTCGCCATCTTCCCGACCTCGGCCCTTGTGTTCGGAAGCTCCGAGACCTCTCCTTGGGCATCGGACGGAGGCTACGTTGAAATCAAGAACGCCTCCGAAGGCGGCAACAACCAATGGGGGGTCTATCTGGTCCAGAACAACAATTCCGGCTATTCCCTTAGCCCTTGGCTGGCTGTCATGGCTACCGGCAGCGACGCATGGACCAAGAGCCTTCCAAACTTTGGCATCGGTCAGGACTTGCAGTATTGGAACGAGGGCTGGACCAAGCGGGCCATCACCGTCAACAACGACCCCAACCCCCCAATCAATTTCGACACCTCGGCGCTTTATGGGTCTCCCGTTCCCTTTCAGTATCTGAAATGCCGCCGCGTGTTGATTGCCCTCATCACTTGGAACGGCGAGAACGAATGCTGGGACGTGAAGCAGGAGGCAATCGGAACCATCACCATTCCTCAGAACATTGCCTTTGGCGGCAACATTCAATACGACCCCGACGTCTCCGAAAACCCGCCTTGGACCGGCTGGCCCCTCAACGTCTCATCGAACAACGAATGGGACGGCGAATGGCTTGGCTACGAAAAGATCCAAACGACCGACCAGACCGAGGCCATAAACTAGGACCTTTGACTGCCGCGTCACCTCATGGCGACCACGGTCATCGCGTTTAAAAGGGGGACGACCTTCGGGGCGACTTGCACCTACGTCCAGGACTCCCCCTCGGCCCCCGCCAACCTCGACGGCGTGACCCTGTCCTCGTCCATCATGACGGCTGGGCACAAGCGCTTCGACCTGACCGTCACCAAGACCTCCTCAACGACCTTCACGGTCATCTATCCGGGCGACTCGTCCCAATGGAACGCGGGGACGGCCTATCAGGACATCCGCTTCGCCTATGGCACCGGGTCGGTCTTTTACACCGAGACCCTAGTCTGGGACGTGGCGGTCAACATCACCCCCAACGTCTGATCTGATGGCCCTCATCGTCCAGCTTCTGGAGTCCGCCTCCATCGGGGCTTCCACTCCCTCGCCCGCCACCATCACCCTTGCGACCGGCGTTCCCGGCCCGCAGGGGCTTCCTGGACCCCAAGGTCCCGCTGGCCCGACCGGAGACACCGGCCCCCAAGGCGAACCCGGTCCCGCTGGTCCGCAGGGCGCTCAAGGCATTCAAGGCGTGCAAGGCCCCCAAGGCCCTCAAGGCATCAAAGGCGACCAAGGCGTCGCTGGCCCGACCGGTCCCGCTGGGGCGACGGGTGCGACAGGCCCTCAAGGCCCCGCTGGTCCCCAAGGCCCCCAAGGCATCAAGGGCGACACCGGCCTGACCGGAGCTACCGGCGCCACCGGGCCGCAAGGCCCCATCGGCGCCACCGGGCCGCAAGGCCCTATTGGTCCGACCGGCCCGACCGGCCCTCAGGGCATCCAGGGCATCACCGGCGACAAATACGCCACGACCTCGACCACCAGCCTTCTGATCGGCAACGGCACCAAGACCCTCACGGTCGCCACCGCGCTGGCCTACACGACCCAGCAGAGCATCGTCATCGCCTACGACAACGCCAACCATATGCATGGCGATGTCATCTCCTACAACGCGGGCAGCGGAGTCATGGTCGCCGACATCAAGAACCACACCGGCGCAGGAACCTATGCCGCGTGGACGGTGAACCTTGAAGGAGCTGCGGGCATCGAAGGCCCTCAGGGTCCGATTGGCCCCACCGGAGCGACCGGAGCGACCGGCCCTGCTGGCCCTCAAGGCATTCAAGGCCCTGCTGGCCCCGCTGGCCCCACCGGGGCGACGGGTGCGACGGGTGCGACGGGTGCGACAGGCCCCACCGGGGCGACCGGCCCTGCTGGCCCCGCTGGCCCCACCGGAGCGACGGGAGCGATTGGCCCTCAAGGCCCGCAAGGCATCCAAGGCCCGCAGGGCGATCAGGGTCCGCAAGGCCCGCAGGGCATCCAAGGCGAACAAGGCATCCAAGGCGAGACCGGCCCCCAAGGCCCGCAAGGCGAACCCGGCGAAGTCGAGGAAGCCCCCATCGACGGCATCCCCTACGTTCGCAAGGATGGCGCGTGGGAAGCCCTGAACATCTTTTAAACTATGCCCCTCGACCTCTATTCCAAAGGCACGACCGACACGCTCCTGGCTGGCAAGCTGGACCTCTCTGGCGGCACGATGACCGGCGCCCTGAACCTCTCGGTCTCGGGCATCATCTTCTCGGACGCGACCTACCTGACCACGGCCCCCGCCGGCTCCACGCTCGCCGCCGATCAGTTGACCGCCGGGGTCGTCACCGCAAACCCGACCGCTGGCCCGACCGCCGTTGGCGACGTCCTCCAATTTGATGGCACCGACCTCATCTGGGGTCCTGGCGGTGGCGGTGGTGGCGGCCTGACCATCAGCACACTTTCCAATGGAGCAACCTCCACGCTTGATGCGACGGTTCCTGCCGCTGGCTATGTCCTAAACTTTAACGGCACCGACCTAATTTGGTCCGCCGCCTTCGCCGCGTGGGGTTCCATCACCGGGACGCTGTCCAGCCAGACCGACCTTCAGACGGCGCTCGACGCCAAGCAGAATGAGTCGACGCTCGTGACCCATTCGTCAACCTCCGACTACTACGTCACCGCCTCCAGCGAGAACGGCGTTGTCTACCTTGACCCTTCCTCGAACGGGATTGCCAACGTCTACCTTCCCGACGGCGACCCTGGCTATGAATTCACAAACGGCTGCTCCGTCACCATCATCAATCGATCTGGAGGATTTTCCCCCGTCGGCATTTCGTGCTATGGGTCGGCGTTCACGCACATCCTTTACGGGAATACCTCCATCAACGACGGCGCCTCAAAGACCTTCTACAAGATCAGCGGGAACGATTGGTTCGGCGCTTAATTTCCTATGCTCTACCTCATCGCCATCGTCCTGTCGCTCCTCGCCGGCTTCGTCGGGGGCCTCCTCGTCGCCCGCAAGCACATCGACCGCCTGAAGGCCAGCGAGGCCGAGGGCCGCAAGCTGCTCGACGCGCTCAAGGGCCGCTGACCATTTTACGATGCATCGTATTTTGGTCATTGCGTTGTTCGCCCTGACCGGGTGCCCGACGACCACGCCTGACACGCAGGGCACAGGAACGCCGACGGCAGACCCTGCCAGCATGACCAAGCTGGGCACCCAAATCGACAAGGCCGACCAGCGTGTGGCGGCTGGCATCGCGGTGGCCTCCGAGAACGCTGACAAGCCCGCCGTGGTGAGGGCCGAGCTGGGGGTGGCGGCGTCCTACCTCCCCAAGCCCGACCAAATCCACATCGACTACGTCCGCAACCGCGTGGCCCGTAATAACTCTGAGGAATACAAGCGGGCCGAGGAAGCCGGGCGGAAACTCCTCGCCGTCATCGACGCGAACTTCGCCAAGGCCGAGCAGGACGCCGCCAAGAACAAGGCCGCCCTCGACAACGCGAACAAGCAGATCACGGCGCTCAAGGCCGACCTAGCCCAAGCCAAGAAGGACATCGTCACCTACGTCTGCGCCGGCATCGGCGGCCTTCTCGCCATCGGGGCGGTCGCCCTCCTGTGGTTCCGCCAGATCGTCGGGGCCATTGCTTGCGCCATCGGGGCCGGGTCGCTGCTTTCCTTCCCCTCCCTCGTCGATACCCCTTGGTTCCTGCCCTCTGCCGCTGGCCTTGGGGCTGTTTGCGTGCTTGGGGTAGGGGTCTACCTGTTCCACACCTCCAAACCCTGCCAGAAGCCCGCCGAGGCACCCTTTCCCGATGCCGCCCCGCCCTCCCAAGGTAAAGGTGACGTTTGACGAATTGGGGGAAAGCCCCCCGAATGGTCGAAACTCCACCGCTTTCGGGGAGGCCAACAAGCCGACCGGGGAGGTGGTCATCGACCCTCGGCAGCCCGAATCCGAGCTTTTGGACACCGCCGTCCACGAGGCCCTTCATGTGGCCTGTCCATTCATGGGGGAGGCCAAGGTCGCCAAGACCGCCACCCTAATCGCGGAGACCCTCTGGAAGATGGGGTATCGCCGCCGATGAGCGCCGCCCCCGCGTCGATGGGTCCCGAGGACATCCCTCAGGAGGCGAAACAGGCGGGCGTCGCCGGCCTCCTCGGGATGATGGGGATGGCGGTGAAGATTATCCTCACGGACGAGAAGCTGAAGGTCGGCAGGGTCATCGCCCACCTGACCGCCGCGATGACGGTCGCCATCCTGTCGGGGTTCGCCCTGGACGAATACATCGCCAACAAGAAGATGCTCTGGGCGTTGAATGGCCTGTCGGGCTATTGCGCCTTGCAGATCATCGCGTGGGCCGAAGGCATGGTGAAGGC